GGCACGACACAACAAGATCAACAATATGTTTACATCATAAATCATTCTTGCTATTTAGCCGTAGTAAATAAATTATTGGGTTATGTCGTCAACTTCTGTTCTATATCGGACTGTATAACCCATACCAGTTACCCCAATTGGTGAATCCCCGTCGATTGCTTCAAAGGTGACATTAGTGGGCTGAATATCAATAGATTCTCCTCCTAACGTTAAATCTGCCATTAATTTGGCGTGGGCTGAAACAACTGTTGCATCTGCTTGTTCGTCGGGTACATCGCCAGAACTAAGAACAGTAACCGTTACAGATAAAGACCAATCAAGGGTAGGAAGTGATGTGTTTTGTTCCGCTGCGTCGTTATTCCATTCAATTATTAACGCGGGAAGTTGTGAACGTTGCGCTAATGGAATTGTTCTACTTCTATAAATCCTCGTAGAGACTCCAACGGTTCCCGCTAATGCCGTTTTGATTGCGTCGAGTATGTCTTCCCTTTTAGATGCCATTTGTTAAGTCTTCTGTAAGGAAATTTCGCGGGTTAACTTATCTAATCCTGATTCATTAGTCCTAACGGTATAAGCAACAGAATCAACCGTTATAGAATCACCGGGAACCAATGTCCCAAAAGAAGAATTTTTGCAATGAAAAACGTAATCAACAAATATAACCTGATCACCTGCAACCACAGAAGTGGGTTGATCTAATATCCCATTTGCAGTTGTTCCGCCACTTGTCGCACTAACGGCAAAATCTGAAAAGAAGGCGTTTAGGTCGTCACTCAGTGCCATCGTCTGTTTCTGTTTCTTCTACAACAACTTTTGCTTTTTTAGCTTTCTTAGCTTTTGGTGGAGTTGGTGGACATGCTGGCGCTTCGATAGCTTCTACAGCCTTACCCATATTCATTAGGGTTACTGCGTCCTTATCGCTTAAGTCGTGAGTTTCACCCGCTTCTAGGTGAACACCGCCGACTGCGGTTGATCGTGTAATTAATACTTCCATTAGTAGAAAAATATAAAGAAAAGGGGGCAAAAGCCCCCTCTGCAACTACTAAGTCGTAACATCCAAACAAGCAGCAAAGGCGCTGGCTTGTCTTACCGCGACATCAATTGTTGTAATCGCGCGAACTGAAGTTAACGCCTTACTAAAGTCATCTGAGTCTGTACCGATTTCGATTTCTAGGCCATTGCCCCATACACCTAGAGCAACTTGTGACCAGTCGCCAAGAATAACAGCAGAACAAACACCAGAACTTGAACCTTTTGTAAGGTTGCTTGGTACGTTTGTTGATACTCCTATTGGGTAGCCGTTGATTACTCCGGGTGTGCCTGAACGACCAATGCCACTAGGGTCAACATTCCAAAGGAAGGCACCGTCACCAGCAGCAGAACCACCAGCTCTTAGTTTCTTTAATTCAGAAAGAACTTTAGGGTTGGTTGCGTATGCCATTGATGCACCGCCAGCGTTATCAACTAAAACTTCCTCTTCTAGGTTGATGAGGGTTTCAAGTGTGATAGCCCCTCCATTCGTGCCAATCGCGACACTGCCGATGCCAGCGGTTCCTGTTATGCCGGTCGGTTGGCCGGATGAGCCAGACCCCGCGATAACAGCGGCATCTATCCCAACATTAATTGTGTCGGTTAGGTCACGTCTTACAAGCTCTTCGATTCCGGGTGTTGCTTGTAGAAGTGTTTGTCTAGAGAACTTAGAAAGTGCCGCATAATTTTTTGGCGCCAAAGTTACTTGTCCAAACTGACTCTCAGACTGAGTTATAGCCGTGGTTTCGGAACTTAACCAATACCCAGTAGCCGTTGAAGATCTGGAAGGAATCGCGACGTCACCAACAAGGCCGGAAAGTGTACGAATACCTAAACCGCCTGTGATCGTATTTGCCCGGAGCGCTTCTATAAAATCATCGGCCATGAGCTGAGTGGCCACTACATTTCCTCCTGTAGCTGCCGAACTGGTGACGTATGTGGCTCGTTTAGTGAGCGCAGAATAAGGAATTAAGAAACTACGATCAGCAGATCTTTTAACACCTGAACGCTCAACTTCTTGAGACAATTCACGAACTAAACCAGCTTCTCTAGATGACCAATCACCTGTAAGAACTGCCTTAATACCAGCGGCAATGCTGTAACCCTCTTTTCTTAGTTCAGTAGGCTCAACTTGTGAAACTGTTTCAACGGGCTTTTGACCTAACTTGTCGCAAATAAACTTACGAACATGATTTCCATCAACTTTAGGATCATCACAGAATTTTTCTGTTGCCTCCTCGCCTAGCTCATGCTTCCTACATAAAGCTGTAATTTCTCTAATACGGTTGCGCTCTTCAGAAGCCGCCTTTTTAGAGGCTTCCTCACGCACCACGCTTAAATCGGGTGTGCTTGTCATCTGAGTTTTAGATTCAGGTTTACTAGTTTGTGGCGCGTCAGAAGACGCAACGGCGTTATCACGCTGTTCTTGCATATTACTTGATTCTTGCTTAGTAGGCATATTAGTTTCTACTTTCTCTTCTTTTACGTCTTTAGATCTTCCTACACCAACGGATGGATCAGCGGCTAACGGGGTTATTGATACCTCCATAGGCTGCCAGCCAACAACCCTATAAGCTGTGTCTGACTCTTCCTCTGTTTTATTTACAGAATAACCAACACTTACTCCGCGCAATATACCGCTTTTTACATCATTAAATACTTCACTAGGAAAAGGATTATCAGAGAAACGAACTTTTACATAACCACGCTTATTTTTTAAATACGCATCTTCTACTACCCCTATTGGTTTATCCCTGTCATGGTTAAAAAGTAAAGGGGCAGCATCTAATAATCTTGTCAAATCAACTGACCTTGCCTCATGGTCTAATATTTCGTCTCCAAGATGTCCACGATTTACAGGCTTTTCACTACTAAAAGGAAATTCAACTGTGCGAGTTTCTTCATCAATTTTGAATTTAACTGATTTAGGTTCAGCCCTTAATTCAAGTGTTTCTAAATCACGTTTCTTCTTTGTCATCGGATTGATTGTTACTATTTCCGCTTATCTTACTGTCTTTTTGATACGTAGACATATCAGTGTCAAATACGAGGTTCAATTGGGCGGCTGCGTCCATCTCTGCTTTTCTCGCTGGAAGTAGTTCCTCTAAATCTCCCCCTTGACTTGAAATTACATCTGCCATCGTTTTAAAGCCTGCACGAACTGCCTCTTTATTTGCGGCAATTTCTTTTTGAGGGTCGATCCAATCCCAACCGCGAGGAATCCAACGCACCTTTCTATATCGCTCCGGTTCTGTGTCGTATGACGGTAAAACCAAAGCCCCGCTTAAGGTTGCCATTTCTAACCATGCGTCAAAAACCCGACTGTGGAAATTTTCTATTAGGTAAGTTTGCAGTGAACGGTAATGATTACGATCTTCTAAAAGAGATAAACGGGAAGAACTGTAATTAGTTTTACTGAAATCTTTACTGACTGACTCGTACGAAATACCACACCCTGACGCAACACTTCTAAGCATTGCACTCATAAATTCAGGAAACTCGCTATTTGGTGAATCAAAATCTGGAACCGTCACGGATTCGCCAGCTTGAAGGTAACTAAACTTGCCGGGTTCAAATTGTGAAACTCTTTCGTTGTCGTAAACTTCGCCGCCTTGGTCAAGTTCACCTTCGGGGCTGGTAATAAATCCCATTAACGAACTTGCCGCCCTTGCTCTAATAACCGACGCCTCTTGAAAACCTGCTAAATGATGCAACGACAATATTGAAGAACTAAGCCAGGGTTCCCCTCTTGACTGGCTGGGCCTATTACTGACAAAAATATGGCAAATTTCGCTAGCTGATACGAGCATGTGTTCCCGTTGTCCAACAGGAGTACCAAAGGGGGTGTCGCCGGGGTGTTTCTTTAAGAACGCATATTGAACGGCGCGGCCAAACTCATTCTGTTCTATTCCCATTCGCCAAGTGTTCTTTTTCTTAGAACTGCGGCCTGTATATTCACTATCTAATTGATCGGCTTCTAATAGCTCTAAAGCAAAAGGAATCTTGGAACGTCCGAAAGGTTTCCTCACAAATCGAACAAATATTTCACCATCAGTAACCAACGAACGGACAATTACTTTTTCAATATCGGTAAAGCATAAACGCCCTGCGGTATGGCAAGAATCGTATCTTTTCCAATTGCTCCAAGCCTGTTCAATTTGATTATTAATTTTTGTGTCGAGGCGTTTACCCCGTTGTTGTCTCACTTGCGCCTGTAGTTTTATTCCGTGCGCTCCAATCGTGTTACTTTCTATCGCTCTTACTGCCTGACGAGCAAACGGACTATTTCTTACTAAGTCCCTCGACTTATATCTAAGGGGAGCAATGGCACCTTTTAAAGCAGCATCAGCCGAAGAGTTACTAACAGACCAATTAGAAGTAAGACGGCTAGAAGTTGCAGCATCGTAACCTCGCCTTCTTCTAGGTAACACCGTTGGGTTTGGTGGTTCTGAGGTGAACAATCCTTTCCAAGCATTTACAAGACCCATGATTTAAAACCTGACAAATAGTGAATGAGGATTACCAAGACCATTAGCGATCATGTTGGCTTTGCGTTCTCTGACGACTTCGGCTTTTAGTTGACTTTCTCTTGCTCTTAATTCTGGTAAATCTATTCTTTTAAATGTGCGCCCGCCAATTGAATATTCTTTTGCTTTATCAGAAATTATTGAACGAATAGCAGCGGTTACGTTATCTAAATCTATTTGCGCTTGTGTTCTTCCATCAAATGCGCCGGGTGTGCCTGTATAGGTTAATTGCGCTTTTACTTCGACTTGTCCCTCATAAAGAGTTACTTCATCACCTGATTTAACCGCCCTTATTTGGTAATACCATGTCCCGGCATCCATTGTTGAGCTAGAAGCCTGTGGAATAACGAACTCCCAACCATCGGTGTAATCCGTTCCAACAATTGCTT